TGCAGTACCGCTCTGTTTGCGCGGGAAGTGTAGCGAACCGTCTCCAGTATTCTCGGATAGATGGTCGCAATTGCGGCCCGCGAGGCGCACCACGGCTGTGGCCAACAGGCCATAGAGTTCGGCGCGACGTTCGTGCGCCGTCATGCGATCTGGGTGAAGCGGGTTTGGTCGGTTCATGCTGCACTCCGAGGCAGGTCTTGCATGACCGCCGCCTTGATCGCGGCCTGGTTCCAGCGGAAGTTGAGATGGCAATTGGCGGCGTATTTCGAGAGACCAAAGTCGAGCCCGCTGGCGGTTAGCCCGGTTTTGTGCAGAAGCTCGACCTGACGCAGGCTGGCAGGGTCATTGATCCAGCGTTTGCTTTTGGCGGCCGCACTGCTGGTCTCGGTTTCGCGGAGAAAGTCATCCGCTGCCGCGAGAGCCTGAATACGGGTTCCCACAGCCAATGATCGAATTTGGCGGTGTTTGGGCCGCCCCAGCGCGTGCCAAAGCGTCCCATCGTGGAATACGCCCGCCCATCCCTCAAAGCCGCTGGCGATAAGGGCCTGCCCGTCGCCGTGCAGATCGATCCAGGAAAACGGCGACCTGTCCAGCAGGGCAATTTCTGTCATCTCGAACGAGGTTAGAACCTGCGCTTCGCTGACGATGCGGGCAAATTCATGACCACAAAAATCGCAGATCGAAGCGCCAAGGGGCAGTTCCGCCTCGCAAGAGGGACAGGTTTTCCAGGGCTGTGCACCTGCGGGCGTTTCATTCTCGTCGAGAGAAATGTCCTGTTCCAAGGACCCGTGGCGGAGTGCAGCACCGGCAAAATCCAGCACAATACAATCAGTCTTGATGATGCCGGGGTAGCGTTCCGGATCGACACGGCGGAGACCTCGGCCGACGGCCTGGATGAATGTCCCCTTGTGCAACATGGGGCGCAGTATGCCGATGCAGCCCACGGGCTGGCTGTCGAAACCTTCTGTCAGAACCATGCAGTTCGCGAGAACCTGAATGTCCCCGCGATCAAATTGCGCGATGAGATTGCTGCGCTCAGAACTGGCCATGTCACCAGAGATGACAGCAGCTGAAATCCCCTCCGCTGTGAAGGCGTCGGCCACAGCCTCGGCATGTGCGACGGTGGCGCAGAAAAAGATCGTACGTCGGTCGGACGCTTTGTCTTTCCAATGCTCGACCACGGCTTCGTTCAGGACAGAGCGGTTCAGGACCTTGTCAGCCTGGCGCATGTCATAGTCACCTGCCGTGCTGGTGAGCCCCGCCAGTTCATCATCGACGCCAAGATCGATGGTAAAGGTGCGTGGCGGAACAAGCAGGCCGCGCGCGATCAGGGTGCCTATCCGCAGATGGTAGCCGACATTGCTGAAGGTGCGGCGCAGGCTGCGGCCATCCCCGCGCCCGGGCGTGGCGGAAAGACCCAAGAGCTTCGCCTGAGGGTTCAAGGCGCGGACATGCTCGATGACGGACTGATAGCTGGTCGCAGCGGCGCGGTGGCATTCATCGATGATGAGATGCGAAACCGCCGGCATGCCCTCACGCCGATTGGCTCGCGCCAGCGTCTGCACGCTGCCGAACACAACCTGTCCGTCCCAGTCATCCCGCTCGGCTTTGACGACAGAGGATGGCAGGCCCGAAATGCGGGAAATAGCAGCGCGGTTTTGCTCGATGAGTTCATCGGTGTGTTGGAGAACAAGAACCTTCGCATCGCGCTGACGCTCTGCTTCCTCGCCAACGAAAAAGCCTGCGATGGCCGTCTTTCCTGCGCCGGTCGGCAGTACCAACATCGTGTTGCCATGCGCGGCGGTGCGATCGTGGGCGGCGTCAACCGCCGCCCTTTGATAATCACGAGGGATCATGCGTGCCTCCCTCAGCGTGCCCAGAAGGGTGCGCCGCCGTCAGAGGCGGTATCAGACCCGGCGTAAGGGTCCTGCACCACGCGGCCAATATAGCCCTGTGGAGCAGTAGAGGGTGAATGGATGGGTGCCGGCTGCCCCCCCATGATCTCGGCGTATTGGCGATGCTCTGGCCCCACAGCGGCCTTGATGACATTGCGGCCGGGTTCGTCAGGCTCATCCCGGTTTTTGTCGATGCCGATCTTGGCCACAAAATCGAGGCTGTTGAGATCACCAAGGCTGCGGATCAAGCGAGCTGCGCGCGCCGCCTCGGACTGGTCATTGGCCTTGATGCCCCGGGCGGACTCGAGGATGCCCCGAATAAGGGCGCGGCCCCGGTTGGCGTATTTGTCGACGCCACTGGCGTCCACGCCTTTGCCGCGGAACCCGATGCGCGTGTAGATGCGGCGCCTTGCATAGGGCCCCTCCATCACGATCGCTTCGGTGTTGAGATATTGGGCGGCACTGGCCTGGCTTTGGGTCAACCAGCCTTCCGGACCCGCGCCACCGGGGCGGATGATCATGGTGACTTTGACCAGCGTGTTGGCGGGGATGAGGTCGAAAGCGGCATCCTGGGCGTCAGCGCCATTGAAATCCATATCGCTTGCCATGGCTTATGCTCCTTGCGTCTGTGTTGGGGTGGGGATGGCGTCGGCCTCGGACGGCATGTCGAACGTCAAAGCGCGTGCGCTGCTCGTGGGCTGACCACTGCGGATCTTCGTCATCAGACGCCCGAGATGGGGCTCCTCAATCGTCCCCAGCCGCCCGCTGCGATCTTTTGCCGGATAGCCGTAAGGATTGATCGTGGTGCAGACGAAGGCTCGATATGCCTTGCCCTCTGTGGGCTGTATTTCGGTGAGGGTAATGACCTCATCGACGATCCCAGGCAGTTCGAGGCCGGTTTTGGAGCCTTCGACTTGCAGCGCGAAAAAGGTTTTGCCGAAGTCATCAGCCTTTTTGTCGAGCAGCCCGACGAGCCAGATGTTTTTGCGCGGCGTATGCTGGAGATGGGTCAGCCAGCCGATCATTTCCTGGCCGAGCAGGCCATACGCGCCGCGCAGATCGAGTTTGCCGTTGCGGTCGGATTGCACCTGAGGCTGCCCCTTGCACCATTGCATGCAAATGCGAGAGGCGACCGAAATCGAGTCCACGAAGATCGTATCGTATTTGTCTAAAAGGCTCGGGTCGCCAAACAGGCGGCAAACCCGCTCGTAGTCTTTCTGGCTATAAGCCTGATCATCGCGCATCGCCGGGTTGGGGCCGCCAATCCAAGCTGCGAGATCACGGGCGCGTTCCCAATCGCGAACACGGACTTCGTCACCGGGCCAGCCCTGGACGGCCAGTTCGCCGGCCTCGAGGTTTACGAATAGTGTGCGGTCGGCATCGAGGGTCCACAGCTGGCTGGTTTTGCCAATCCCGGAAATTCCGGTGAGAACCCCTTTGATGCCGCGGGTTTCTTTCAAACGCTCATCTGCGGTGATGATGCGAAACGATGAGGGTGCGGTTGGGCTGTTCATTGACGTGCCTCCAATTCCTGGGTGGCGGCGGTCACAGCGATGTCGGCGCCCAACGCCCCCTGCTTGCGGGCCAACGTGATGATCTCTTCGAGGGCCATGATTTTCTGACCAATCGCGCGGCGTTCCTGTTCCAAAGGCAAAAGCGCAAAGGCGATCTGATCGAGAGTGGCGCGCTCAATGGGCAAATTGCGGGCGAGCCTGCCGCCAATGGCGGGGACTGCGACCGTATCCGGGAGAGCGCTGAGCCAGTTCGACTGGCGGAGTTTTTTCAGAGGTGATGTGAACATCATCCAGCTCCTGTTTCGTCATGCTCCGGGGTCGTCTTGGGGGTGACAACTGCCGGGCCCGACGCCGCCCTGGAGCTTGCGGTCGAGGTGTTTCCCCAAGGGTTTTGCATTCCCCCGAAGGCCCGGCATGTTTTTGAATTTCTCTTGGCCCTACTTACCGACGCGGGGCGCAAACTGTCGGGGCGCTGCCTCGAAATACCCATCCAGCCCCATTGCTATGGCGGCTTTCCGAATGACGCTGAGGCGCTCGTAGATCGTGCTGCGGTGCAGGCCCAAAATACGCGCTGCATCCGCTACTGATCCCTGGCTCACAGCAATCGCTATGTGCCGTGAACTGGGGCAAAGGGAGGCGAGGAACTTGGCCACATCGGTTTTCAGACCTGCGCCGTGCGCGGCGGCAAAATCGTCTGCACCAAAGGCAGGAGAGGTCTCGCTCAGCGTATCGGCAAGTGTGAGGCCCTCATGACCATCCTGGGCAAGGATTGGTGTAGCAAAAGACTGCGTCTTGCGACTGGCCTTTGCGGCCTGACTTTGGCGTGCAAGATCCGCGATCCTGTTTTTGACAATACGATCGACAAAGGTGTCGAAGCAGGCGCGATCGGGATCGAACTGTTCGGCGCGGCGCAGAACCTCTTCCCTCAGTTCTTGTGCGATGTCCTCGGCATCAAGGCCGGAGGCGGCGCCAGAATGCGCCAGGCGCGCGGCGCGGATGTTGATGTTGCGATTGATGCGTGATGCGGGGTCAATCAGTGCGTTGAGGTGCTCCATGGTATTCGCCTTCGTCCAGGTGGACGGGCTCGAGGGCCCGAATACCCGGCTCCAGCGAAAATTCCTTGGGAGGGCTGGACTGGTGGCGCGTAAATGAAAGAAGCCGCCGAAATCAGTGTGATTTCAGCGGCTTGAGAGCGGAAAATATTTTGAGTTTTTTCGTCGGGCCTCAGCGAAATTTCGTTGAGCTTTGTCCTTGGCGGCCCTGGCGGAGATCGTCTGCGCTCAGGACGAACCTTGTCACGTATTCACCCTTCACGACCTTGATGGGGTCCCCCTCAAGCCCGAAGGCCTTCTTCAATGCCTTGGACAGGGCCTGCTTATTTTTCTGCAGGAGCTGCGTGTCTTTTGAATTGGCGCAACGCAACGCATGCCGGCCATTTTGGGCGCCGAGTTCCAAGAAGAATTTCCAAGCCTCTTTGAAGGCAGTTTCCTGGGTCTTGGTGTTGCGCAAACCAAAGGCATCAGGCTCAAAGGCTCGGGTCACACCGCCAACTGCAACATTGATCCATGCTGCAGCCGTGAAGCGGATCGTCATATCTTCCCAAGTTGTCCCAGGCGGCAGCTCCCAAGCGCGCTGAGGGCCTTTTGCTTGCGCGGCCATATCACCCAACTGCCCAAGCAGGTCTTGCATGATGGTATCGCCCTGTGGGGTGAGGGCAAATTTGCCAGGCCCACGTGCGAGGAGATTTGTGTCCAAGGGCATGATGGTTACGCCATGGCGCCGAAGCGGTTCGGCGACAGTGCTCGGGAGTGAGGCCACCGTTGGACAGAGCAACACGACCGGGGTGGGCGTTTCCAGAATTTCATCGAGATCTTGTGGCGTGACTTTGGGGGTGGCGCCGGGAATGCATAAAAAAACGGGCACCCCCAATCCAGCTGCCCGCTCGCGCGTGCCCAATCGCTGGATAAAGGACTGCGCAGGATTGCGGATCGGTGGTTGCAGTTCCATGGCCTTGACCAAGGCTTCCGCAAAGCTGCGCCGATTCAGGGCATGGATGCATAACGCGTCTCGTGTCACTTCGAGCGATTGGCATGCTTTGGGGTTATCGCCACAAATGGCGCTGGCGGTTCCGTCGCCATGAATGATGACTTGACGTGGACAGCCCGCGCCCCCGGGGTTCGGGCATGGGAGCGAGGCTGCCATTTTACCTGTTGCGGGCAAAAATGGCGCCACCGCTTGCCACTCGTCGCTGAGGCGCTGCTGCCAGCCCCAATGCGATGATCCGCCGTCGGTCAACTCATCAAGCGCTTTCCAGAACTTCGAAATCATCATCGCTATCGGCCTCAGTTTGCAGTTTCCAGAAGCCGCGGGCCTTGAGCCAAGCTTCCACCAGGCTCGTGTCGGCATCGCGCTCGTAACGGGCAACGTTGACGGGACGGATCATCACCGAGCGTTCTTTCTTGTCGCCATCGAATGCCACCTTGAACTTGGCATATGTCAGCCGAGCAAGGCTTAGCCGGGCCGCCCAGTCGCCCCCATAGGTCTCGAAAAGATCATCCGAGCGGCGAGTTTCATATTCGGGACAGGTGCCATCCCACATGCGGCCAAACTCCACAAAACGGACCCGCGAAAGGCCAGGGATGTCCGCGCAGACGAGGGCGGCGGGGCCATTATCGATCAGGGGCTGCAGATTGTAGCGTTCAGCCCGTTCAAAATGCGCATCTTCTCCGAAAAGAACCATGCCGAGCGTTCTGAGATAAAGCTCTCGCTCGCCCTTCGTCTCCGCATTGACGCCAATCTCGTCGATCTCGGCATCATAGATCAGCACATCGTCCTTTTGCGGACGATAGAAGGCAATTCCATCCTTGCCATCTTCCTTGTGCTCCCCCTCCCGCCGCATAGGCTGGCCATGGCGCACCAGGATCCAGATGCGGTTCTCTTGGGGGAAAACAAATACCCGCGATCCACGACCGCGGCGTTTGCTTTCAAACCATGGGTCCATCATGGCTTCCATCTCGCGGCACTGCGCCTCGGAGATGACAATTTGGCCCTCAAATCCTGCTGGGTTGTTCGATTTGCCCGCAAAATATGTGAAGTTGGACCGGTTGAAAGCGACGGTTTCGGCATGCTGGCGCTCAAGCAGATCGGGCTGCGCCAGCCAGATTTGGACGGCCACGTCCGCAGGCGTGCTTTTGTCGTCATGTTCGATTTCGAGCCCGGCCGCTTCAGCGCGGTCGATCAGCTCATCCATCGGCTCTTTGCGGGCTGTTTCATGGACGTAATAGAGCGCGTTCACCATGTTATCTGAGACGCCCGTGCCTGGGTTCATCAAGATGGCGGCGATCTCGTCATAGGGCATTTCTGCCCGATCGATGGCGCTCAAATCTAACCCGCGCTCGGCAAAATAGCTGTCCCATTGGGACAGGAAGCTGATCAAGTGATCGGGGTGGATTTCCTTCAGTCGACCGGGGTTCGTGAACACACGAGGGTTGAACGCGGGCATGGGCGAATTCCTTCTCCAGGGGGTGGTGTGCTCGGACGAATCGGGGCCTGTGCGAGCTTTGAGTGAATTCTAAGTCAGCCGCACAAAATGTCTATATGTTGTTTTTAAAGACAATATTGAACAACATATGGTGTCATTCAGCATCATTTACCGTCATTTGGCAACATCTGCTAGATATCGATGTTCGCTATATGTTCTGTCCGACATTTTGTAGACCTCGTCGGTAAGTGAAGAGGGTCCCCCTGGAGACCTTCACCATGCAAAAGACGACCCCGAAACCGCCCCAATGGCGGCACCTGGCCTTTCGATGTGAGGAGGGCCGGAATGATTGATCCCGATGATCGCGAGCGCGCGGCGCTGGCCCATGCCATGAAATCCATGGGCCTGCTCATGGGTGAGATCGGCTGGACCGTGTCCTTCAAGGACCTCACGGCTGCACAGGCGAAAAGTCTCGCCGAGGCTGCCGTCGATGGGTTTCAGGAAAGCATGCGGGCCTCGGCCACCCATGAGAGTTCGGAGGTGCCGTTTTGACCGACGCCCTTTTGGACTTCAATCACCGCGAAAAGCCCCCGAGCTTTGCCGAGAGCGTCAACGCGCTCATAGACCGCGCGCTTGTCACTGAGAACGACGCGCGGCCAACCCGCGATTATCTTGGCGGCAGCCGCTTGGGAGATGCCTGCGCTCGGCGCTTGCAGTACGAGTACCTCAAGACCCCCAAGGATGAAGGCGGCGGGTTCTCAGGCCAGTCGCTGCGGATTTTTGCTCTTGGGCATGTTTTGGAAGACCTCGCGATCGAGTGGCTGCGCAAGGCAGGTTTCGATCTGCGCACGCGCAACCGGCATGGCGATCAGTTTGGATTTTCTGTCGCCGGCGGCCGGGTCAAAGGGCACGCCGACGGGGTGGTTGTTGCCGCGCCAAACGGCATGGCGGTGCCTGCGCTTTGGGAATGCAAATCAGCCAATGCCAAAAACTGGCGCGGCATCGAAAAGCATGGGGTGGTCAAGGCCAAGCCTATCTATGCAGCACAGATCGCGCTTTATCAGGCCTATCTCGGGCTGACAGAGACGCCGGCGCTCTTCACGGCGATCAACAAAGACACCTGTGAAATCTGGCACGAGCTTGTTCCCTTTGACGGGGCGCTAGCACAGGCCGCCAGTGATAAGGCTGTCCAGATCCTGCGCGCCTGCGATGCCGGCGAAACTCTGCCCCGCCACACGACAGACCCAGAGCATTTTGAATGCCGGTTTTGCTCCTACGCCGCGAGGTGTTGGGCATGACCGATTATCTGAAAACATCCGATGCGGCCGATCCTGTTGCCCCCGATGCGAATACGATCGCCCTCTATGCTGAGGTGGTGTTCGGCTATTGTGAGTTCTTCGCACCTGTGCGGGCGCTTGCCGAGAAGGGCGCACCAGATGCCCCGCCGCATACGCCATTCCTGCCAGTGGATGGGGATCTCGGCATCAAACTCGCCCATCAGGCGGACTGGGCCGCTCAAACGGGCATGGCGCTCTTTGTCGTGCCGGGCACGGTCCATGAGGCGGGCGCCGCACGCTCCGAGCATATCGCACAGATGCAGGTTGTCTTGGTCGATATCGATCAGGGCGATATCGCTGCCAAGCGCAGCCATCTGATCCAGCACCTCGGCACGCCAACCCTCGAAGTGGCATCGGGCGGCGTCACGCCCGAGGGACAGGATAAGCTCCATCTCTATTGGCGGCTCACGGAGCCTGCCGAAGGCGAAGACATTGCCCGCGTCTGCCGGGCGCGCCAGATGATTGCCGCCAAAGTGGGTGGCGATCCGTCATTCAAATCCGCCCACCAGCCCATTCGGGTGGCGGGCTCCGTTCATGCCAAGTCGGGTGTGAAACGGCTGGTCTCTATCCTCGATTATCGCCCCGTTGATTTTGACCTTGGTGAACTGGCGGAAGCCATATTTGCGATGCCGCCGATGGAGGGCCTTGCTGCAGAGGCGTTGGATTTTAACGCCGCGCCTTCTGAGCGGGGCAGCGTTCCGGAACTATTTGCCAAGCCGGTCCGCGAAGGCGGCGTTGATGGGACGACCCGCTTCGATGCGCTGTCACGCGTCATTGGGTATTGGATCCGGCGCAGCCGGGAAGGGCATGTTACGCCGGCCGATGCTTGGGCGGAGATCGTCGCGTATAACGACGCGCGCATTGACCCACCTTGGCCAGATGCCCGCCTCCGGCAAGAAGCAGAGCGGTTATGGCGCCTTGATCAAGCTCGCAATGGGGAAATCCCCGATGAAGAGGGCCTAGAGCCTGAGCCTGGTTACGGTAGTGGCGATGGCTCTGGTAATGCCGGCCCAAGCCCCGTGCGGTTCTCAGAGGATGCTCTCGCGTCAACTTTCGCGGATCATCATTCTGATGCCTGGCGCTATGTGGCTGGCTGGGGCCAATGGCTGACCTGGACCGGGCGCATTTGGAGGCGCGAGGACACGCTACAGGCCTTTGATTTGGCGCGCCAGGTTTGTCGGGCCGCCGCAGTGCGCTCGCCATCCTCAAAGGTCCGAACAAAGCTCTCGGCGGCCTCAACCGTTGCCGCTGTTGAGCGTCTCGCCCGCAGCGACCGCCGCCATGCGACGACGACAGATGTGTGGGATCG